GTCGTACTGCTACATTTATCGTTTCGCAGTTCTGCATAATCACCTTTTTCGATTGCGTAAATCCCTTTGGACACCTGTGCTTTCGCCACTTGCAGAAGCCCCTGGTACTCCGTCCAGCTCATTTTCCAAATTCTTTTCCCTATTAGCACTTTCACTAAATATCCCCTCCTCAATGAAACTCTCTGCATTCTCTTTTGAAATACCAAGTGTAGCAGTGATGATAGAAATTGCTTCGTTCCTGGTTACGCTCCCTTCCTTCACCATTTTTATAACATTCATAAGGGAAGCTATTTGCGCCCCATTTAACATACTAATGGCTGGTTGTTCAGGCTCCGTAACCAAACCGTCCAGGCTTACCGACGGTTCCTCCAACTCCTGGATTCCCTGCTCGGCCTTAAGGCGGGCAATTTCATCCATTTTCCATTTCTCGTCCTTGCTGTCACCATAAAGCTCCTCGACAGCTGCCTCAATGCTCATAATCCCACCCTGTTTGCCCTTGCTGATTGTCTCCACCTGGCTTTCAAAGCTTGGGTTCGCATATTCCCCGAACGGAATGTTTACCCTCACCTCTTCCAGCGGCCTTTTAAACAGGATGTTATAAGCATTAACCGCTGCGCCTACCAGTTCCGGCAAGACATCCTGCAGGGCTTCAATAACTGCATTCCTGGTATAGAGCGTCGCTTTTTCCTTTTCCCTCTGCGCTTCCGCATTATCCAGCTTTTTGACGTCTATCCCAAGGGTTGATGGGCTGATTAATCCCTGCAGGCAGAGGTCAAGTGCTGTGACATAGCTTGCGAGATAGCTGTCGTGCGGGATAGAAGGCTGTTCTGTGCTGATAACTGCTTTCTGTCCTTCACGCATATCCCCGTCTGCTGAAAAATACCGGTTGTCAAATGCATTAGGCTTTATCAGTCTCCCACTTTCAGGATCATGCGGCACCAGGCAGTCGGGAATGTATGTTTTTGCCCGCCCTGCCCGCAGAGCATCCATCCATTGGCTCCACGCTTCATCAAATGCATCAAAGCTGTCAAGCTTCCCATCAAAAACAGAGCCGCCGCGCCCTTCATACTTTGTGCTCTCATAAACCTGTAGCGGAACGGCCAGCATCATTTTTTCATCGAATGTGTAGTCTGAGAGTCCCGCCGTCTGCGCAATCGCTTTTATATCTACCAGCTTTTCATTGTGGTACAGCTCATTTTTGATATAGCCATATCCATAGCGTTCGTTCAGGACATATTGGTTCCCGTGTTCTTTATAAGCCGTTTTGAAAATAACTTCTTTTCCCCTGCCCCGCTGCCGTATAATTTCAATCTGCTCACCAGGATACCATTCTAGGATTGGATACTCACTGATTGTAGTATCTATTGCAACCTTAAACGCGCCATCCCCGATGTAAAGGACTTCTTTTAATGCCTTTTCCATCTTCTTCACAAATCTGTTTTCTTTTGCAATCACTTCCCAGAGCTGTTTCTGCTGCTCTTCCGCGAATTCAAAATCGTTCATATCTGACAGGACAATTGACGTAAGTATGCGTATAATCAACCCTGGGAGCCCCGTATGGATCTTTCTCATTTCCATCCCCGGGCTGCACCTGCTCGCCCAGAATTTATATTTATCCGCATATTCCGGAGCCTGACGGTACATCTGCTCCAGTTCATTCCCATCCCCTCTGTACCAGATGCGGTTACGGATGGCGTTTGCTTCAAAATCCAGTATTTCATTGATTTGTATAGCATATGGGCTGGCAGGCATTACGTTCAGCCAGCTCCTGATTCCCCGTTTGATATTCTCGCTCATTCTGTCCATCCACCTCATTTCATATCCTCCGTTTCAAAGCCAATCATTTGCCGGTAAGGTATCCAGGCGTATTGGTTCGCATTGATTGTATGGTCGTTCCTGTCCTCTGGCTTGTCCTTCTCTTCATCCCATGAGTATCGCTCCAGTTCCGCGATGTGTCCCATACAGGTGTCCACAACCAGGTAACAGCCCTGCTGAATCCAGCCAAGCTGTAGCTTGATTCTGTCCAGAATCTTTATTTTCTTGTAAGAATCAATGAATTTATACAGGCATCCATTCAATCTCTTATATTTCCTAAGCTCCGTAATAGTCGCCTGGTCTGCTGAATCTATAAACACATCCTTTGTAAATCCCCATTCCTTCCGGCAGCGTTCCAGGAACTCCACAAACTTCACTGCTGTGTCGGATGGCGCCAGAGGCTGATCCAGCTCTGCGTTGCTGTATATCTTTTCTTCCAAGGTAATAAGTTTCCTGTCCTCTGTGATTCCCTGAAAAATCATCGCTATAGTATCGGGCGATTTAGAGGAGTAAGACGTATCCAGCCCGGCGGTAAACTTTTTAAACCGCAACTTCCCCGATTCTACCCGGGTCTTTACCCAAGTTTTTGTAATCACGTGCCTCTTGTGGTCAAAATTAGGGAATATTAGGCCCGTCGCTTTTCAACGCAACCCCTGTATTTTATTTTTATACAGCTTCGTACCTGGCGGGGCTGACTGGATTTTCTTCTGTATATCCCCTTCCGTGAGGCTTAAGTTATCCCGGAACGTAAAAAACCAGTACCTCCATTTCGGCACTGGTGTCTCTGTCAGTTCTGCCATTATCTCCTTTGGCACGTCCTGCTCATATTTCTTATACGGCCTGGAACGGTTTACAAACTCTTTATATACTGGCAGGTTCGGGTCATCTGGGTTGAGCGTCGCCATCAGGTAATCATTACGGGTTGATACCTCCCTTACGAAATCTATGTTTGCTGTATTAATCTCGTCTATGTAGACGCATCCAAACTGCGAGCCCAGAACCAACTCCCACTTATCGCGGTTGTCATACCCCAGGACGTAAATAATCTTCCCTTCGAACTTGATATGCGGCAGCTTGTTATCCTTATCTCCGTTCCCGTAATATTTTGCACTTTTATGGATATCCAAAATACCGTTATCCTGCTGCAGAATATTCTTTTCCGCTATGCCTGTAGTCTTTGCCGCTATGATATGCGATTTTTTTCTGCTGCGGCTCACCATCCGCATAAACTTCACGCCGGCGCCTACTGTTGTTTTACCGCTGGCGGTAGTCCCTTCCAGAAAATCCGCATCCACATTGTCCACCGTGTTAATAAAATCCAGATATTTCTGGGACAGGGGAAAGCCGCTACTCTTCAAGCCCCTCACCGCCCAACTGCGAAATAATATCATCCAGTTTTTCGGATGTATCCACCGTCAAACTCAGGTTATCCTTAAACATTCCCAGATGTTTTCCCAGAAGCTCCAGTGCCGACTTCTTGTCGCACAGCTTTACTTCCCTTTCCGTGCCCCATTCGTTCGGCTTGATTTTGACCGCCTGGATGCAGGCAAGGTCTTCCTCCTTCGCCCCGCTCTTTATTTTTGCATTCTCTGTATCAATCACATCTGTAATCTTTACGAACGCCAGCTTAGCCAGCTCTTGGAGAACCCTGTCCTGGTTGATGCCCGTCCTTCTGGAGCGTTCGGCCATAGCTTTTGCAACAGCATCCTGAATACTAAGTTTTGCTAAGTTTTGTGTACCTTGCTCATTTGCCGTTTTGGGGCTGTATCCCGCCCTGATTGCAGCCTGTGTCGCATTCAGGTCAATCAGGTATTCCTCTACAAAACGTTTCTGTTTTTCTGTTAGTTTTTTTGCCATCCTGCAACACCTTCTTTCTGCATAGCAAAACGCCCTGTATCTCTACAGGACGTTTCAATTCTTTATATACTTCGACTATTTGAGTATAACAGTCAATACCTTCAAATGTCAAGCGTTTTATAACATTTAGAATATTTAGAACACATTGTTGAAATGTACGACCAGAATCCTCCTGCACTCCTGTTCGGTTATTCCTATCGCTGCTGCTACTTCATACTCAGGAAGGCAGTTGATATATCTTAGTGTCAATACAAGGCGAATAACCCAATCCGGCATTGCTTCTATGTATGCCCTGGCGTGTTGTATTAACCGTGTATTCCGGTAATATAGTTCTTTATACTCCAGTTCTATATCACATGCTTCCTCAACGGAACTCATGGAAGTATTAAACGTACTGTGCGCACGGGGCATCCCATCCTGTGGCTTGATGCTGGTTCCGTCGTCATATTTCAGCTCCTTATATTTTTCCTGAAGCTGCTTCAGCCTGCGGTTATTCTTCCCTATCTGCAAAAATTCTTTTTCTGTCATTGCTGCCTCCCCTCCTGCTGTTTCACGCCCTGTCCTCCCTGCGGCTGCACTCTCCCTTCACCCGGTACGGCCTGTGCGCCATGTGCCAGTATGCCATCCGTGGTATGTTACGCCGGGCGGCAGCGTCTTTCCTTGCGGCCGCCTGACGTTTTTGTTCTGCCGTCATGTATCTTCCTCCGGCAATAAATCGGGATTGTCGAAAATGTTGCCGATGACTTCGCACTCATGTCCATGATAGTTGCCAAAATCAACTGTCAGCCCCACGCTGTACAGGGCAAACCTTGCATCTCCTTCATCCCACTCAACGCTAAAGCATCCATCTTCTTCATCAATGGGGCCGCTGTGGATTTTACAGATATCCCCCTCAAAAATCTTCCTGCCATTCTTATCAGCCAGGCCTGTCCACTGGCAGACGGTTTCGGGGTCTGTCTCCACAAGGTCATCGTACGTACTGGCTGCAGTCCTCCCGTCAGGCGCATGAACCAGATCACCCTCTATCCATTCCCCGTTATCGATTCTTTTTGCCCTGAATAAAATCTCTCTCATCTTCGTCTAACCTCCCATTCTTCCTCCCCCCCCATTCTCCCATAAACCACTTAGCAATCTAATTTATCCAAATGTCTAAGAATACATTCGCCGCACCCAACTTCTCCAAATCCGACGCACTCTTTTTCAAAATCAATATTTGATTCATCGCTAAGTGGGCATGAATGTATTTTGTTTATGATATAGTCAACCAGAATCCAAATCTTTTCCTGCTCTCTCTTCCTTACCCCTCCTCAATTCTTTCAATGCGGCTTCGGCTGCTTCTTTGGTGAAGAAAACGGTTTTCCCAAAATCAAAGAATTTAAAATATGCTTTTGTGTAATCCGTTTCTGCATATACATTCCAGACTTCGCACGTTCCCTTATAGTTTCTGACTGCTCCGC